TGCCGTATTACTTCTTGATGAAATTGACCTTGCATCTAACAAGATTATGTGCCTACAACCTATTCTTGAAGGTAATGGTGTCTTTGTTAAAAAGATTAACAAGTTTGTATCACCTCAACCTGGGTTTCAAGTGTTTGCTACTGCCAACACTAAAGGTCAAGGTTCTGATGATGGTAAGTTCATCGGTACTAATGTTCTTAACGAGGCATTCCTTGAAAGATTCCCAATTACTTTTGAACAATCTTACCCTAAACCTTCTGTAGAAGAAAAAATTCTTCAGAATGTTTTATCTTCGTCTGGTAAATCAGATAATGAGTTTTGTAAAAAACTTGTGACTTGGGCAGATGTGATTAGAAAAACATACTTCGATGGTGGTGTTGATGAGATAATATCCACCAGAAGATTAGTTCACATTGTTCAGGCGTTCACAATCTTTAATGATAGATTAAAATCTATTGAGTTGTGTACAAATAGATTTGATGACGAAACTAAGAATTCGTTTGTTGACCTTTACACGAAAGTGGATTCTGGTGCAACTTCTGACCAAATTATGGAAGAGAAGTCTGCTTCAGATTTACAAGAGTCAACAAATGATGCCAATGATAGTGAGGCAAATGACGAAGAAGTTATTTAAAAATTCTATCATTCATAGTGTAGTCCTTGGAGGAGGGGGTAGTGTCCCTCCTCCGTTTTACTATACTAACTTTATTATGTTAAGGGGGTGGTTTTAATTGAAAGTTTATGTAAGAAGAGATAATGTCGAACAAGCAATAAAGGTACTTCGTAAGAAAGTTCAAAAGGAAGGTATTTTAAAAGCAGTTAGACAGAAATCTTATTTTGAAAAACCCTCAGCGAAAAGAGCAAGAAAACGAAAAGAAGGTAGAGCAAATATGTTGAAAAGAAAAAGAAAGTTAGAGAAACTAGGATTGCTCTAGATGATATAAATATTACACTAGGCAGTCCATAAGACCTAGTAAACCGATAATCTTTCGGTGTTGCAGGTAACTAAATAAACATAGTTACAAAGTTGTTTTTGAGAGTATCAACTATAAAAAAACTCTCAATTTTAGTATGGAGTTGTAATGAAAAAAATAAAAAAATTAAGGAAAAAGGTGATGCGAATGGAGTTAGGTAATCCAGTGATAACTGCCCTTATCGGGTTAGTTATATTTTATATAGGTTTGAAGATGTTTTCTGGTGGAATGAAATCAATGGGAAACATGGAACATTTATCCTGGTTCACAGGTAATTACATTTATATGTTCTTTGGTGGTATCGCAATGACATTATTATGGCAGTCGTCTAGTTTATCAACAACTGCTATTATAGCATTAGTTGCTTCTGGTGCAGTACCCTTACCAGCAGCAATCGCTTGTGTGTTGGGTGCAAACATTGGGACAACAGGTACAATATGGTTGGCAGGTTTTCTAGTATCAGATGGTATGCCAAAAGGTGATACATTGAGAATTGCAATGGCACATACGGGAGTAAACTTATTTATGGCGGCAACCCTACTACCTTGGGTACACCACATTGGAAGATTTTTATCTAAATTTTAAACAAGAAACGGAGAAGACTAAATGAAGTATTTAAAACTATTTGGTTTATTGTCAATCTTATTATACCCTGCGTTAAGTATTGCAGGTCCTAATGACTGGCAGAAATCAGAACATAATTTTAATATCGAGTATAAGGATTGGGGTATACAATTAAGACAACATTATAGAGATGATGCTAATCATGCAGAATTTCAATATAATAAAAAGACTATACAAGTGGCATTAAGAGTTGCTGAAGATACAGGTTCAGTTCGAGAGTATCGACCTAAACTTACCCACAATATAATGACACTTACCCCTTTATCAAATAATGAGGGTAAAGGACCATTGTCGATAAGTCTAGGTCATAGAATTGAATATCGTAATTATGAAACGGCAGGCACAGATGATTACTGGAGATACCGTACTATTACGAAAGTGAACTATACACTATCTGACAAATTAAATCTTTGGGCAGAAGCACAACCTCGTTGGAATATAAACAAACAAGGTGAGTCTGATGACCTAAAGATAGATGATATTAAAACAAATATAGGTACCGATATAAGATTAGAAGACAAAGTAATCTTTTCACCATATGTAGAAATACTTCTAAATGGTAAAGATAAGAACTTCTCTAAACAATCTTACATGATGGGTACAGCATTATCATTTAAATTTTAATCGTGATAGAGTTTGAAGGTATCTCATTAAAAACCTTCTTTTCTTTTCTTCTTCTATAATTTTTAAATATATGTGTAATGTTTGTGAACTCATAACACCCTCCTAACATTACTGTTAAAAAAGTGCGTTGCTTCGTCACCTACTTCCGACCCGAATGGGTTCAACGATTATAATAGTATTTATACAATCCACCATATAATAAGAGCAATTACTATAAGGTCATACTTATTCAGTAATATTTCTTGCCATATGGATTTGATTAGTTTCATTCTGTATGATAAGGCGCAACTTCAGAATTTTCATCATCTACGCCCTCTACAGATTTGACTTCAGGTAGATAATACTTTAACATACCCTCTATACCTTGTTGTAATGTGTATGCCGATGAGGCACAACCAGAACATGCGCCACTCATAAACATAGTTGCGACACCTTCTTTAAATGAATGTAATGATACTTTACCACCATGCATTGCTACAGATGGTTGTATTTGCATTACTATCAAGTTTTCTATTTCTGCTATAACTTCTTTATCTGTTCTCATCTTGCGTTCTCACTATAATATTCCCAATACGGGATACATGCTTTCTTATTAACAAAGTCCATAGGTAATCGTTCACACTCTTCTACATATCTCTTTAATATGCGTTCACACCCGTAGGTGATGCTATCGATACCTCGTTTAGTATAATACAATCGACTTGGGTCTTTATCTACCATCACTTCAGCAATATAACAAGATTGCATACTATCGTAGGGTATTTCTATTTTTGCCTTTTCGTTAAATATAACCACAAAGGCAAATGCGTATATTGATATAGGATCCATAATCCCTCCGAAACCGTAAAGACGATTTTCCTAGAACGGCATATTACGAGCAAGAAATACAATACAACCTAGTATCACACATATAAATGCTAAAAACAAAAACTCTATTATCATACTGCAAAGGACTCCCCACACCCACAAGATGCTGTTGCGTTAGGGTTACTTACCTTTAAGAATGAACCCCCTAATTCTGTGACATAATCAATGGTACATCCTATGACATACATTTCAGCGATTGGGTCAATATGCAGATTTTCTACATGTGCTTGTTTATCTGTAGTCTCCCAGACATATGAAAACCCGCTACAACCCCCAGCATTGATTGATAAGTAGACATTTGGTTTACCTACTGTAGAGAGATACTGTTTAGCACTCTCTGTAACATTAACTATTTCTGACATCCGTCCCAATCCTCGAAGGGATGCTCATAATTATCATCCGACTTTTTAATCATAAAAAATACTCCAAAAAAAATTCTGTATTAAAGATACTACTATTTATCAACTTTGTCAAGTATGAGGCGAATAGTATATTGTATGCCTGTGAGTATGCCAAATAGTATTAGAAAGACTAAGAGTATGGACTCTTTTAATATGCTCTTATGCCAGAGAAAGATGTTATTGCATTTATAGATTAAAGTTCTGCTGACTTTTTCATAAGCGATTCTCATATATAGCATCTCACTAGTTAAGGTCTATTCTACTTCCTGTGTGGACCACAGGACCTGAGGTATTGTCTGTAGTCGAACCAGATACACTTACAGTTCTTGACCCTGCAACTGTCATGTTGTAGTTACCTCCGACTTTAACATTGTAATCTCCCCCAGCATTTACATTTACCTTACCATCGCCACCTGTAGTGATATTGACATTACCTGCATCTACTTGAATGTTTATATTGGCACCTGCACCTATCTGTATATCATAGTGATTGTTTGGACTACCACTCTTATTGATGTATAACTTGTAATGCCCGTCAATAGATAAGTCCTTGAGTCCCTCAATTAACGCTTGACTACTGCCCTTAATTATGTTATAATGATTCGCTACGATAAGTTCTGTTTTATTACCTGATTCGTCTATCTCATACGAAGTGCCTGTTCTGTGTCTTTCGTGTATTCGTTCATACCCACTGGTATCGTCATATTCTCTAATATGTCCACTCTCTGATTCGTATACATGATTATAGGGGTAGGATGCGTTGTAAGGTATGCTTGGTTGGTCCCATGTAGTTTCTAGTGACGAACCCATCTCAGACAGGTCAGCAGCG